CGCAATGAAGCAATGCGTTCAAGACCGTTTGCTTGGTGGGCGTGGTACGGCATGGGTGCGTTACGAACCGCATATTGTCGGTCAAGCTGGCGGTGAAGCAGAAGGCGCACCTGACGATGGCTTTCAAGTTACTGAAGATACAGACGAAGCAGAAACCGAAGGCGGCATATATCGTGAGGATCAAGAGCGCATCGAGTATGAATGCGCCCCCGTAGATTATGTTTACTGGCGTGACTTTGGACTTACCGTTGCCCGTACATGGGAAGAAGTAACTGCGGTATGGCGTAAGGTTTATATGGAACGGGCAGCCCTTGTAGAACGCTTTGGCGAAGAACTTGGTGGGCGTATTCCGTTAGACACAAAACCTGAAACATCAAAGTCATTCAATGAAAAGATGGGCGAAGGATCACGGGAAGCCCTGATCTATGAGATTTGGGATAAAGCTACAGGTCAAGTGATTTGGCTTTCCAAGTCAATGGGTAAGATTCTTGATACCCGTGATGATCCGTTGCAGCTTGAGAACTTTTGGCCTTGCCCAAAACCCATGTTCTCTACCCTTACGACAGACAGCCTAATTCCTGTTCCTGACTATGTTCTATATCAAGACCAAGCAAGACAGCTAGACACGCTTGCAGACCGTATAGACGGATTTATACAAGCCTTGAAAGTACGGGGCGTTTACGATGCGGCAGAGCCTAGCCTTGCCCGTCTGTTTACCGAAGGTGAAAACAATTCATTATTGCCAGTTAAAAACTACGGTGCATTTAGCGAAAAAGGCGGTATGGCTGGGGCTATTAACTTAGTAGATATTGCTCCAATTGCCCAAGGCTTGCAGATGGCTTATACGGCTATGGATCAAGTCAAGGGTCAAATCTACGAGATCATGGGCATTGCTGATATACAGCGTGGTCAGACCGATCCGAACGAAACCCTTGGCGCACAGATTATCAAGTCAAACAACGCTTCAGGGCGTTTAAAGACTATGCAGCATGAAGTAGTGAACTTTGCTACCGCCTTGTTGCAGATCAAGGCACAGATTATTTGCCAGCACTTTACCGATGACACCATCGTTAAGATCAGCGGTGCAATGCAATTATCCCCGCAAGATCAAGCACTTATCCCACAAGCGTTGCAACTTCTGAAAGACGAACCAGCTAAAAACTTCCGTATTGAAGTCACTAGCGATTCCATGATCTATCAGGATGAGCAACAAGAAAAGCAAGACCGTGTAGAGTTCCTAACCGCAGTTAGCCAGTTTATGCAAACAGCCTTGCCAGCAGCGCAAGCCGCCCCTGAACTTACCCCATTGCTAATGGAGATGCTTAAGTTTGGCGTAACCGCATTTAAGGCTGGTAAAGGCATGGAAGGTTTGATTGACGAAACAGCAGATAAGTTCCGTCAGCAAGCCAAGGAACAGGAAGGTCAACCCAAGCAGCCATCACCTGAACAACAGAAGATGCAGATGCAAATGCAGATTGAGCAAGCCAAAATACAGGCAGAGCAACAAAAAATGCAGATGCAGCAGCAAATTGAGCAAGCTAAGTTACAAGGTCAAATGGAACTTGAGAAGGCTAAACAAGAGTACCAAGCCCAAGAGAATCAGCTCAAATTCCAGCTTGAAGATCAGCGTAACCGTGAGCAGATGCAGATGGAAATGGAACTTGAGCAGACTAAAATGGACACTTCCAACAATAAGGAACTCCTGCTTGCTTACCTTAACAATGCTGCCAAAATTGAAACAACCCGCATATCATCAGGTTTAGATACTGGTGAAGCGGCTTATGCTGATAATGTGCAGATGGCTAACATTTTGCAAGACCAATTAGGATATTCAGACATGAAAAATCATCCATTACAACCTGCAATCGAGAATATGTATAACAGCAACCAGCAGTTAGCACAAATGCTATCTATGTTGCTTGATAAACTTAACCAGCCCAAGACTGTGATTCGTGGCCCTGACGGTAAAATTGCTGGGGTTCAATAATGGCTATAACAGTCAAGCATTTAAAGGTTTCAACGATCCCCGATGCAGGGGATGACACCCTTGTAGAACCTTCAGATTGGAATGCTGACCACCAATTAACGGGAACTGTACCTGTAGCAAACGGCGGTACAGGCGCAGCAACCTTAACTGGTTATGTAAAGGGTAGCGGCACAGCAAATATGACTGCTAGTGCAACCATTCCAAGTACGGACATTACTGGCTTGGGATCAATGTCTACCCAAAACAGCAATAACATATCTGTTACTGGTGGATCAATTAGTGGTACAACGGTATCAGGGTATATACCTACTACAGAAAAAGCAGCCGCACTTGGTGTAGCTACGCTAGATGCTGGCGGCACAGTACCACTTTCACAAATACCTGCAAGCATTCAGGGGGGAGTTAGTTATCAAGGCACATGGAACGCATCGACTAACACGCCTACGCTCACAAATGGAGTTGGTACTAAAGGCTATTACTATGTTGTCAGCGTGGCTGGTAACACTAATCTTGATGGCATTACTTCGTGGAATGTGGGCGATTGGGCTATTTTTAATGGCACGGTTTGGCAAAAAGTAGATAACACGGATGCCGTAACAAGTGTTAATGGCTTTACTGGAACAGTAGTTTTAACTACTACGGATGTCGCTGAAGGCACAAACCAATACTTTACAACCGCTAGGGCTAGAACTTCTGTAAGCGCAGGTACAGGCATTAGTTATGACAATGTTACAGGCGTAATTACTAACAGCAGCCCATCTTTAGGCGGTGATGTAGTTGGGCCAGCATCTAGCACCGACAACGCAATAGCCCGTTTTGACACCACAACAGGTAAATTGCTGCAAAACAGCGTAGTTTTAGTAGGCGATACAGGCGTGGTGACTGGCGTTACAGAATTAACCGCATCAACCAAGGTAGTAAGCCCACATTTTGATGCGTTAAATTCTGCTGGCGGTCAGCTTAGAAACTCAGGCGGAACGGCACAGCTTCAATGGGGCGGTGGCGGTGGCAACAATATAAGCGTTGATGTAGCTATAAACATTAACCCTGCTAACGCACAAGTAGATTTAAGCCCTACTGGTACTGGAACTGTACGGATTGCCCCAGCTACGGCTGGAACAATAAATAACATGGTTATTGGCGGCACAACTGCCCTAGCCATTACAGGCACAACCATTACAGCAAACACGCAATTTAGCGGTGCTGGCACAGGTTTAACGGGAACTGCCACAAGTTTATCCATTGGCGGCAATGCAGCAACCGTAACAAATGGCTTTTACACTACTTCTAGTTTTAACTTAGGAACTACAAGTATTGCAGTTAATCGTGCTTCTGCCAGCCAAACCCTTACTGGAATCAGTATTGACGGTAACGCAGGTACGGTAACAAACGGAGTAGTTACAACAGGAAGTTATGCAAATCCTAGCTGGATTACTAGCCTTGCAGGTAGTAAAATAGATGGGACATTAGATGGCGGTTCATTCTAAAAGGAAATAGGTATGCCAACGATTATTAAGACTAAAAACAGCGTAACAGCTACAAATGCGCCAAGTTCACTACAACAGGGCGAAGTTGCCATTAACATTACCGACAAAAAGGTATGGGTAGGTAACGCTGCTACTACACCCGTACAACTGCTAGGTGCAGGTGCTACTGCTAGTTTTACATCTATCACAACATCAAGCGATTCAACAATATCAGGTCTTACTGTTGGTAAGGGTGGCGGTGCTAGTACATTCAGTACTGTTCTTGGTTTCCAAGCATTAGCTAGTTCTACTAACGACAATCTAGCTATTGGTTATCAAGCAGCTTTTACTAACACAACTGGAAGCAGTAATACGGCAGTAGGGCATTACAGACCATTGTATTTAAACACCACAGGCACAAACAATACAGCTATTGGTCGAGAATCCCTTTACTCAAACACCACTGCAAGTAACAACACAGCAGTAGGCTATAGAGCGTCTTATTCAAATACCACAGGTGCTTTAAATGTTGCATTTGGCACAGAATCCCTTTATTCAAACACCACAGCATCTAATAACACAGCAGTAGGTTATCAAGCTGGGTATAGTCACACAACAGGTACAGGCGGTAATACATTTTTAGGTCGTTTGTCAGGTTATTCAACAACTGGAAATGACAACACTTTTGTAGGAAATACTTCTGGTTACGAAATGACCACAGGAACTAACAATACCATTGTTGGTGCTTATAACGGAAATCAAAGCGGTCTAGACATCCGTACAGCAAGTAACCGCATTGTGTTATCGGATGGTGCTGGCAACCCTAGATTACATATTGATGCTAGTGGAAATGTTTTTGCACCATATGTTTATTTAACAGTATCAACCGCAGTAGCTGGGGCTGTATTTGGGTCAGACGATGTTGGACTTTTTACCCTTTCAGCTTCTGGACAAAAAAGAATTATTCCTAGAAAACCAAATGATCCATCAGCGGCATCAGATAACTTAATTGATTTAGGAGATGGTGGCTCTAGATTTAGAACTATTTTTGCTGGAACAGGAACAATTAATACCTCGGACGCAAATGAAAAACAGCAAATTCGTGATTTGAATGTTGCAGAAAAAGCTGTTGCAACTCGCATTAAAAAGTTAATAAAGGCTTATAAATTCAATGATGCCGTTGCTATTAAAGGTGATAAAGCAAGAATCCACATCGGCGTAATTGCTCAAGAAGTAGCGGCTGCTTTTGAAGCAGAAGGATTAGATGCCTGTAAGTATTCCATGTTCTGCTCAGATACTTGGTACGAGGTAGACGGAAATACAATAGACGACCAAAACAAGTTTGTAACAAAAGACACCCCCAATGCAGTTGCCAGAACTAGATTAGGCGTTCGCTACGATGAACTTTTGGCATTTGTAATATCAACTTTATAAGGAAACTAAAATGTTAGAACTTACCCAAGAACAAGAAATAGCAAAAGCATATTCTGCCGCAATGGATTCGGTGCGGTTACTGGAAGCAGGGAAACCAGCAGACATGGAAGAAGCTGAGTGGCTTGATACCGTTAAGCGGAACAAAGACCACCTCGCAATACAAATTGCTAAAGGTGACTACTACGCTGGCTACGACTTAACACCTTTTGAAAAGGCAGTAGCATGATTAAGTTAGAACTTGACATTAACGCTGTTAATTTTATTCTGCAAACGCTAGGTGAACTGCCCACTAAGACTGGTGCATGGGAACTTGTAAAACAGATTAAAGACCAAGCTGACCCACAAGTACCTAAAGAAGCTGAAGTAATCCAGTAATGTTTGCTACGGCTTTTCAAGATAATGCGTTTCAAAACAACGCTTTTCAGGTATATGTAGAGCCAACCCCTACCAGTAATATAACTGGTGGTGATGATGCAACTTGGACACCTGAAGAACTTAAACGAATCCGTAAGTTATCCGCAAAAATAGCAGAACGGCAGCGCAAATTAGAACAAGCTACCAAAGATGCTAATGCTTCACGCAAGCAAGCATTTAAAGATTTAATTGATCCTGTTGCTAAAGTTAAGCAACCTAAAGTACAATCCAAACAAGAGGTTAAGGCTGATATACCGTTAGCTGAAACA